ACTTTCATTATGGACCTCCATAAATTTAGCAATTTGTGTTTTAATCTCAGGCATGTTTAGCTCAGGTGTTCTTTCAGCAGTTGCTGCAAAGCACGCATTAGGCATTTCTTGAAATTTAGTGTGCATGTTCAAAAAATATCCAACTTCACCATTGTTGGTCATCTTTTTTTTTAGATACCAAGCTGTGCTATCCAGTCTTTGAACTGCACCAGTTTTTTCATTAAGAAATGTTTCCTTGTCATAGGAAATATAACTTTCTCTTTTTTTCCTCATAATAAATCCTCCATAAATGAGTTTCGGTTTAATGATGTAGCAAGAACTGAAATCAGTCTTGCCGCTATGTGTTTGGGAAACTCTATTGTTTCTCCATGATTTGATAGCAACAGCACCTCATCTTGTAATAGAGGCAGTTGGTCGAATTTTTCATGATCCATTTTTTGGCAAATGGTTTGAATTAATTGTGCATGTTGGAGCTGCTGCTCCTTCAGCTGGATATTTTCTTTTTGGTTTGGAAATTTTATTATGTTTGTTTCTATTTTAATTTCCTGGCTCTGGTTTTTTTCTGTACTCATTTTTTAAATATTCCTGATATTCAGTTTGAAATTGTTTATCTTTTTCAAAAGTTGATCTACCATTTAGTTCTTGGTTTAGCTTCCATACCAAGTAACTCATTGGTATCGATCTCTTCTGATTTTTCTTTGTGCATGTCATGAGCTTGAACGATGTAAGCTAAAGCATCATCGTAACTATCTTCTTTGAATTTATGTGTGGCTCTGATTAATTTTGCCTGAGCATAGAGTAACGGAACTTGCCATCCTTGAATTGGTTCTATTAAATGTTTGTCCAAGATTATGGACCATGAGGCAGCAATCTTATTCATATTGTCCTCAAATGATCCATATTGATCTTGTCTGGAACTTTCTAGTTCCTCCAGGCGGTTATGAAGTTTTTTTCTTGGCATCCTTACCTTTAAAATCCTCATGACCTTTTTGAACATAGAACTCAACAGTCTTTGACATACTTATTGGCAACTCAAATCGTTTTTGAGAAAGCTCTTCAAGCAACTGATAAGTTTTAATATTAATGGCAACACTTTTGAATTTGTCTGGATTCACTTTATGCCTCCAACTCTGCTGGATTAAAACTTGTGTCTCCACCACCAGCACCATTAGCATCATCAGCTGGCTCTACTCTATAGAAGGTATAAAATTCTGTACCTTCAGCCATTTTGCCTTTTCCGCTAGCTTTTTGTTTGTAAGCACCGAAACGATGCTTAACTCCATCAACAACAATAGTTCCTGACATATCGTAAGATTGTGGAGATTTTTTATTTGTTGCTATAAAAGCAGCTCCAAGATCTGGTCTTTCTTTTTTAGCTTCTGTATTAAAATCATCTGACATTAAATAACTCCTTTGGTTTGCAGATTGGTTTTATGTATTTGGAAATCCTCCATAAATGTTGTGTAGGCAATCGGATTTTTAATCTTCAACTCTCCTAACATTGATTTATTCTTGGTTAACCATTCTTGATAAGATCCTTTGTGAGACACAGCTTCTAATTCTTTTAAAGCTTGTTGGATCTTTTTGTCTTGCTGCATTATTGCAGTAGAAACTTCTTCTGCTGAAGCTATGCCATCCGAAATAAATCCTAGGAATGCAAGAGCTCTACCAGTTGCAGATGTTTCGCAATTCTCAAGTGCTGACGTTTGATTTATTTTTGAGGCTGTTCGCTTCTCCTCAGCATGTCCAGTAGATACATGTTTTCCATCAACATAAATATCTGACTGCATGACTACAGTATTTGCATCAATACTTACTATTTTAGTAACTATATCTAATGCAGTTCCTAAAACTCTTCTAGCAACACCTATTCTTAGTGAAACTGTTGCATAAGATTTTCCATGTATTGAAATTGTTTGTCCATCTAATGATTTTTTAAATTCATTTACAGCCTGGACCAGCTTATCTTTTATATCAGCCATAGTGTTATTCCTCCTATTGTTAAAATTAAAAGAGCCGATAAAGTTCTTCTTCTAATTTGTCGTTTGTGTTTTTCTATTCTTTTATGAATATGAAAATCTTCTAACTTCATGATAGCTTCCATAATAGTTTTGCTTCTTTCAGTAATTCTGGTGGCATTCCATTCCAAGCAAATGGATGATCTAAATTCATATCCATCATAGCAGCAGCTTCTTCAATAATTTCTTCTCTGCTCAAATGTTCATGTAATGCTAAAATTCTTTCTCTACGTCTAAATGTATGAAACATTATTTGTAGATTCTTTTTCATGCCATCTACTGTTAAGTGATGACAGTTTGTACTATCAAAAATAGTGTAACCATCTTTTGTTGCATAAAGTAAATATGCTGGAACTTTAAAATCAAAGTGTGCCGCATATGTTGCTACCTGAACACAATGATTGAAACTAGCGGTAGCTGGTAACGGAGAAACAAGAAAACTACGATTACCATCTTTCTTGATCTTGCCTAGACGAGACCATTTTGTTTTTAGTTCAATAATCTTATGAGGCAAGGCATCCGCTTGGGATGTCGGACTACTCTCTTTTGAAGGATCACCGAACTCATGATTATTAATACTACCAAAATCAAAATCAATACGACCAACAGTAGGCAGATATGAAGAAAGGAAACCTTCTGGTGATTGAATTGATATTTGTCTTTCGCAAGTAATAGGACTTGCCACCGCTAGTTTTTTTAAACCATCCAGAGCATGATTAATTACTACTGGAATTTCTTCTAAATATTTTTGTTTCTTGTCGCTATCTTTTTCATCGGTAGGAACATACTCTTTTAATTTTTCTATCTCTTCCTGGAGAGCTGCATCTTTTGAAATTTTTTCATTAGTTGTTGCTGCAACTTTTTTCTTAACTGGATGTAATTTATAAATTGTGTCTGCATAAATTCTTTGCAAAACTTCTCCAACAATTTTTCCAGCTTCCATAGCTGCATTTGATGGAAGTAATTCTCTTCGCATCTTTTGGTCCATAAAAACATATTTAAATAACCAAGCCGCATCTGGGATTACAAATTGTGTTGGTGAGAAGTGATTAATTTTTAATTTCTGAGCAAAGAGAGGAAGTGTGTTTTGTAATGCTTCTTGTAAAGGATCAGAAACTGGTAAGTCGCTTATTGGATTAGATTTTATTATCATATGAAAAGACATATAATAACTTGGTCTAACTAATCAATGAATAATAGACTGCTGGTCTATAATGGCTTACGATGTTTTCAATTCAATCACTTCAGCTGTTTCAGTTTTTTCAGCTACTTTTTTCTTGTTACGTCTCACTTCTCCGATGTTGTTCTTCAAGTAATGTTCTAAATCAGACAACCAAAAGCCAGCAATACCATGAAGATAAGTTCTTTTAGGTATTGATGTTTCGTGCATAGTGCAGCTTTTTGTATAACGATATTTTAATTCTCCAACAGTCATATAAACATGATCGGCAGCTTCAGAATAATTACATCTATATTCAACTTTTCCAGTAAATGAATTTAATTTTTTCTTCATGCTCTTCGCTTCTTATCTTGTTGAGTTTTTATATCTAATAAGCCACCAGATTTTTGATCTGGATAAAATAAAGATCCAATTCCAGAATACAAATTTTTCTTGTCTTGTTCTTTTAATTTTTTTTCCATTTGAATTAATAACTGTTCTTGTTTTTTAATTTGTTCTTCAATTTCTTTTTTAAGTTTGTGTTCTAATTCATGAGCTTGTTTTTTAAATGTTAATTCTTTAATCTTCATTTGCTGGATCATTTTTTGTTCAGTCATTCTTGTTGTTTTAAGAATTTCATCATTAGATTTAAATAATTTAGAAGAGTGTTTATCTTTTTTAATTTGATCTGGATTTACAATTCCAACAATAGGAGATGCAAAAGATGGAGTAATATCATTTATAATTATATCTCCTTGCTCAGGCATACTTTCTTTTGCGTAAGGATCTGGATTTAATAATTTAGTTTTACCTTTGTACTGTTCTAAAATTCCAATATAATATCTTTGCTTTTCACCAAATCTTAATTCTTTCATTAATTCATCATCTTGATCGTCTTTGTCGCCAACAATAGATAATCTTCCTAAACAATCTTGCTTAACATCAGATGTTGCATAATAAAATAAAACCATACCATCTAAATAAGATCCAGGAGATTTAACTTTAACTGCTTTAATATCTGGTCTGTAAATATCTCTAGGACAAACAACATATTCTCTCTTATTAGTTACAGTTACACACTCACCAGGATTAAAAGGCATGTCATGATCTTTAAATTTTAAAAAATCTACTGTTGACCAAATTGGAACTTGTGGAGCTGCAAATAAAATATCTGCTGGATCACATCCAAAAAATCTTGCGTAAGCAAAAGCATGATCTCTTGTAATTTCTCTTTGACCTTTCATCTGTTTTGATACCATTGAAATATGTAGTCCAACTTTTTCTGCAATTTCTGAAATATCTTTTGTTGAAGATCTAATTTTATCTGCAAGGATTTGATTTGGATTTTGATAATTAAAAAAACCTAAATCAATAATTTCTTTTTTATCTCTATTAATTTTAACTTCTATTTGTTTATTGCCAATCACTAAATCTGCTTTGCTTTTTTTATTAGTTGGTATCTTTAATTTATCTCTAGACTTTCTGGCAATAGCTTGTTTAAAACTTGTTCCATCACCATCCATAAACCAATCAAATTTTGCTGACATCCAAGCTTCATTAAAATCTTTTAATCTATTATCTGGTAATCCTTTTAAAACTTCTGAATAAACAAAATCAGAGTTGCCATCAAATTTTCTGATAATTTTTTTGTTGTCTTTGACATTTAAAAATAACTGCACCATTGCTTTTTTATCTGCAAAAAATATTTCGTAGTGATCTAATTCAAAATGCTCTCCTCTATTTAATGGTCTTGGAGACCAGGATTGGACCATTTCAGGTGAGGTTTGTGGAATCTTTATTGCCATATAGGAAACTATATAACAACTGGTCTGCGAATTACAACATAAATAGACTACTGGTCTTGACAAACTATCTGGAGAACTTAATAAGCTATAAATGGCTAGAAATGAGCAATATCCAGGAGTTTTAAAGACACCATACAGTATTTGGCATAGATCGGTCCATAATGGAGTGTCTATGACGGATATTGATAAAATTTCACAATGTCCAGCATGTGGAAAATGCCTAGTAATTGCTGACTTAATCTTCAATGTTAATGACCAATATAAAACTAAGCCTTTTTTTACAAAAAGAGCATATTTAGAGATAGCAAAAGCAATCCAAATTCCATTTTTTGAAGTTTATTACACAACAGAAGGTAAAGCCGATAATGGACCTTTAGAGAGGCTCTCTGTCCGTAGGATCTATCCAACCGAAGGAGTTCTAACGCATATCAATTTGGATAAGTGGTTGCAGTATTTGGAATTTAAGGTCCAGGAACATATTCCAGTTTGCCAATCTAAATCTTACCTACTCAAAAGAATTTCAGAAAATAACGAACACAACAAAAACTTCACCAGGAGAAATAACTATGTCAAAATTTTATCTAACAGATCCTAATATTTTAACAGCAACACTAACTCATCAAGAATTTAAAATTTATCATTATCTTTGTAAAAATTATAATGTTCAAAAACATACAGCTTATGTTCGGCTTGTAGATATTGCTGGATTATTTCAATTACAAACAAAAGAAGTTGAAGAAATATTAATTAAGTTTTGCCAAATAAAAGTCAACGATTTGCCATTAATAAATATTACTAAAGAAAAATATACTATCTACTCTATGCCAAGCCATAAAAAATTTTTAGAACAAATAGGTTTCAAACAAAATAATCTATACAAAGGTTTTAAAGCAATAAATGGTTACTTAAAACAACTTTGAGAACAAGAAAAAGAAATTATAAAAAAATATATTTATCCAACATTAGACCAATACGAGCTGCAAGATAAATTAGAAGAGTTGCCAATAGAATAATTAAAA